TGAAGAAATAAAGGATGTTTTGAACGTACTCTACCATGACATTATGAACATCGATTTCAATTTGTTCGGGTGGTGTCGGAATATGTGCAAGTTTGGTGATTTCTTTCTCTACCTCGATATTGATGAAGAAAAAGGGGTCAAGAACACGATCGGACTCCCTGCAATTGAGATCGAAAGACTTGAAGGGGAAGACAAGACGAACCCAAACTACATTCAATATCAGTGGAATGCCGGGAAAATGACCTTCGAGAATTGGCAGGTCGCTCATTTCCGAATCTTGGGCGACGATAAATACCTTCCGTTCGGGTCGTCTGTTTTGGACCCTTGTCGTCGAATTTGGAGGCAGCTTGATCTTCTCGAACAGGCAATGATGGCGTACCGTATCGTAAGGTCTCCAGAACGACGAGTGTTTTATATTGATGTCGGAAATATCCCTGCAAATGATGTCGAGCAATATATGGAAAAAGTTATGACGGAAATGAAGCGGCATCAGGTTATTGATCCGAACAGTGGAAAGGTTGATCTCCGAGCTTCACCATTGAGCATTGAAAACGATTACTTTATTCCGGTTCGAGGGACAACAAATACGAAGATCGAAACTTTGCCTGGAGGAACTTACACGGGCGATATCGATGACGTGAAATACCTTCGGGACAAGTTATTCAGCGCACTCAAAATTCCTCAGTCTTATCTCTCTCGTGGGGAAGGATCGTCAGAGGATAAAACAACGCTCTCGCAGAAGGATGTCATGTTCGCTCGTACTGTTCAGAGATTGCAGCGTCCGGTTATCACAGAGTTGGAGAAAATTGGGATCATCCATCTTTACACTCTTGGATATCGCGGGGAAGACCTTATTTCTTTTTCTTTATCCCTTAACAACCCCTCGAAGATCGCAGAATTACAAGAGATGGAACACTGGAAAACGAAGTTCGAGGTGGCGAGTGCGGCAACGGAAGGGTTTTTCAGTCGTCGGTGGATTTCTCAGCATGTATTCAATTTGTCTGATGAAGAGGTGTTAAGAAATCAGAAAGAGATCTAACAGCAAACTGGTTTGGTCAAAACCTTGATTTGTTTGATGTGAAGGAAACAGTATGGCGTAAAGGAACTGAGGCAGAAAAGAGAAGAGGTGGTCAAGATGAGATTACTGCAAAGTTAAAATCAGCTGCAATGAAAGGTAATGTTGGTATAACATATCTGGCTCACCCAGATGCTCCATTAATGGCTAGGATAGAACATCCAGATGGAACAAAGATGTTGATTGAAATAAATCCAGAAAGACTTGGTCCTGAATCATCATTTATGTTAGCTGCTGACATAGATAGTCAAGAAGTCCGTAATTCTTTATTTGCTGGACTTATGAAGCCAATGAAGTTAGAATATGGTGTCGATTATAACCTTAGCGAGAATACGCCAGCTACTAGGAGATTAGAGAAGGCTGTTGGTAAAGATCTTCTGGATAATGTAAGAAATGAATATCCAGACTTAATGCTTAAGTACACTGATGATATAGATATAAAGAAAGGCGAAACCGCACCAAGCAAGAAATATCTTGTGACATTAGGAGATGGGACTGTCCTTAGATTTAATGGAAGACCTGATCTTGCATCATGGTTTATGGAGATATCTGGTGGTAATGAAAAACTCGCTGCGATTCAAG